CTTCATGGTTACGAAAAGATTAAGTGGCCTGAGGCCCCTGAGTGGGCGCGCCGGGAGAGTTATCTGGTGGTTGAGCCATCGCCAGACGCGCCTGCAGTGGCACCAGTGCCGGTTGCAAAACCGTCAGTATCAGAGCCTAAGGCTACGAAAACAGCCCGTGAATCGGCATGGTCATCATCATCAGGAGGCTGGGTGTGAATCTCAATGATATTCAGGACATGGTTCGCCGCTATACCGAAGCGGAAATGGCGATCCTGCAGGGTAAGTCCATTACGTTTAACGGTCAGCAGATGACCATGGAGAACCTGAGCGAGATACGAAAAGGCCGTCAGGAATGGGAGCGAAAAGAGGCAGCTGCTGTGGCTGCCGCAGCGGGCAGGGGTGGCCCCTTTAAACTGGCGAGGTTCCCGCGATGAGTGCCCTGGATAATCTGATAGGCGTCTTTTCCCCTGGCTGGAAAGCAGAGCGCCTTAAATCTCGTCTGATGATTCAGGCGTACGAGGCTGTCATTCCTACCCGGACGCACCGGGCCAAACGCGAGAACCGTTCAGCGAATCAGCTGACGCAATTCGGCGGGCGCTCACTGCGCGAGCAGGCCCGGTGGCTCGACTGTAACCACGATCTGGTGATCGGCCTCCTTGATAAGCTCGAAGAGCGAATCGTAGGGGCGAAAGGCATCATCGTTGAGCCTCAACCCCTGATGAAAAATGGCGCGATCGCCGCTGACGTTGCCAAGCAGATCCGTGCTAAATGGGCGGAGTGGTCCGTTTCTCCTGATGTTACCGGCCAGTTTACCCGGCCTGTGCTTGAGCGCCTGATGTGCCGGACCTGGTTACGTGACGGCGAGGTGTTCGCGCAGCTGGTCAGTGGCACCGGTAATGGTCTGTCGCCTGTGGCGGAAATTCCGTTCTGGATTGAAGCGCTGGAACCCGACTTTGTGCCGATGGAGAAGACGGAGACGGGGCAGAAGCTGTGCCAGGGCATCTACCTCAACGACTGGGGCCGCCCGATCAAATATATGGTCTACAAGAACATGCCGGCGGAAGGCATGCGCCAGGGTGACACAAAGGACATTCAGGCTGAGAACATGCTTCACCTGAAGTTTATGCGGCGCCTGCATCAAATCCGGGGTAATTCGCTGCTTGCCGGGGTGCTGATGCGTCTTTCAGCGCTGAAGGAGTACGAGGACGCCGAACTGACCGCTGCCCGCATCGCTGCGGCGCTGGGCATGTTCATCAAAAAAGGTGATGGTCAGTCGTATCCGGAAGACAGTTCGCAGGGCTCCCGGGAACTGAACATTGAGCCCGGCATGCTGTTTGACGATCTCCGTCCCGGTGAAGATATAGGGATGATCAAATC